TTCTTCTCGTCCGCGACTTTCTTCAGGGCTTTCTCGATGGCCTTCTCGTCGTTGGGGGTGTCCGCCGGGAGGTGCAGCAGGGCGTCGGCCGGGTCGTTGAACTTGAGCCTGTTGGCTACGTCCCTGCCCGTGATCGACCGTTCGAGGTCGGCTTTCTCACCTTCGACCCGTTCACGATCCGATTTCTCGGTTTCGCGTTCGGACTCAAGGCCGCTGACAACCTCGTTGTGACGACCGGCCGCCTCGTCCTCTTCGCGCTTCCGCTTCTTGTCGGCCGCGTCTTTCTCGGCCGCAATCCGCTTGAGGCGGTTGAACTCGTTCTCGTCGACCAACGTTTTCCCGGCTGGGGGCGTGGTCGGCTCGGGCTCCGGGGTCGGCGTCGGCTCAGGCGCGGGAGTTGGCTCCGGCGTTGGAGTGGGCGTCGGCTCCGGGGTGGGAGTTGGGTCGGACATGGTGCTGCTACCTCCTGTGTTGGGCCAGCGGGTTTTGGTGGTCGGGCTCCTACGCCCGCGCCTAGCTGGTCTCGGCGACCACGGCGGTTAACCCCGGCCGTGACGGGCACCGCCGGAGCGGTGAGAGTTGAACGCTCATTCCGCCACCGAAGTGACGACAGAGCGCATGGCGCCGGCAGGACTCGAACCTGCGATCTCCGGCGCTACGCAGTGGGGTCTGGGACCGGTTCCTCGAACAGGGCGGGCGTCGGCGGGCGGTCCTTGAGGATGCGCTTGATCTCCTCCAGCACACGGGCGTCGTCCCAGTCGGGGTGACGCTCTTCGATGCCGGTCTGGGTAGAGAGGATTTCGGCGCCGATCTCCGCGGCAATGCGGTTGACCTCGTCGTCCTGGTCGACCGGCAGAGCGTCCCCGCGCTCCACGCTCGGGCGCTCGGCGGGTGATGACCAGTTGCGGCCGAAGCCGCCCTGTAGGTCAGGGAGGTTGTCGACCATCTGCGCTGCGGCGAGGCACTGGGGCAGCTCGTCGTCCCAGAAGCGCCCTTTGCCCATGCGGGCTAGGAGAGTGTCGAGGAGGCGGGCACGGAGGGCCGGGCCAGTCAGCGCGTTTTCGGTGTTCTTGCCGACGAGCTGGGGCGCGATCCGCGCCCGGGTGATCGCGCGTTCCTCCAGGTGGTCGTCCCACTGGATCAGCGCGCTGGCGTCAAAGGACCATTCGAGCTGCACCAGCTGATCCCCGGGTTTGTCGGGGTCGCCATCGGTGTGCTGGCGGATGAAGATCTCGGCGCCGGAGGGGAACTTACCGTCTGGCCCGATCATGTCGGGAGTGACGAATGCCTTCTGCTTGGCCGTGAGGCGCGCGTTCTCCTGGCCGATCGCGAAGTTCTCATTCAGCGCGAGCAGGTAATCGCGGATTCCGTGGTAGACGGAGCGACTGCGGTTGCGGGGGGCGCGCTTGTTGACGACGCGGCCCAACAGCATCGAGGCGAGGCCGTGGTCCCAGGCCTCCTGTAGGTCGGCGACCGCAGGGTGCTCGGAGAGCTGCCTCTGCTCACCGAGGCGGCAGTCCTCGCCTCTGAAGAGGAGGTTCAGCATTGACCCCTCTTCGTGGATGGCAATGTAGCGCCACACGATCGCCTTGCCCGTCTGCTCGCCCTCTTCGCGGCCGACCTCGGAGACGACAGCGGCAGCGGCGAGCTTGCGGCCCACATACAGCGGGACCACATCGAGGCGGGAGTGCCACTCGACGGTCGGCACGGTGAGGACGGTCGAGTCCTTGAAGACGCGCCACCACACCTCGCCCTCGGACGAGCAGACCTCCTCGGCCTCTTGGAGGCTGGAGGGCAGGTCGTTTTCCTCGACGATGTCTTCGAGCAACGACGCGTCGCCTTCGGCCGCCGGCTCGATTTCGGGATCGTCGCCGAACAGCAAGTCAGCCCAGGTCTCGGGAATGCGCTCGGCGAGGGGGTCGAGGTAGTAGGTGCGGTCGTCTTCCCAGTCGACGTAGCGCTTGAGGTACTCCCGGTCGCCTTCGCGCAGCGCGCGCCACAGGGCGATCTCGTCGTGGACCTTGCGCTCGCTCTTGAGCGGCCATTCCTCTGCGGCCAGCAGGCGCTGCAGCAACTTGTCGGCGTTGACGCCCATCTACCCTCCTCGGATCTCAAGCCGCTCAGTGGCGCCGGGCGGCGTCGAGACGGGCTTCTGTGGTTGCGCCAGCGCCGCTTTGCGCTTGGCTTCGGCGATCTCTTTCTCGACGACAGCGCGGTGCTTGCGCGCGACCGGCGTCACTCCGGCGATCAGGGCGTCAACGTGGTCGTCGTTGCCCTTCTGGAATTTGTCCTGCTCGTCCTCCTGGTAGTCGCGCATCTGCTCGATCAGGCGGACTGCCTGGGGCGAGATGGCGAGGAGGCGCGTCAGCTTCTCGCCAGGAGGCCAACCTGCTTCCTTGGCTTCGAGCGTGCGGCGCAGCAGCAGGCGGATGTAGCGGACGGCGAGCAGCTTGTACTCGTTGAAGCGCACCGGGTAGCTGTTGGGCCGCCCTGAGCGGGTGACGATGTTGTGCTCGCCGAGAGCCTGCCGGGCGACACGGATGAAGGTTCGGTTCGACTGCGCGAAGCTGGCGTCATAACGCGACTCTGACCACCAGAAGGGGTACGCGGCCATCGCGGCCAGCGCCTGCAGGGCAATGTCCTCGACGTCGACCCTGCTGGTTGCGATCTCACCGGGCGGCACGTAGATGCCGCCGCGCTCGAGCGGCCAGATCGGCTCGAAAGCCGTTGCGAAGTCTCCGAAGTCGATGCCCGACTGCACAGCGTGGTCGACGGGCGCCACCATCTGTTCGATGGAGCGCAGCCGGTCGTACTCGGTGCCGAGTTCCACCGCGGCGTCGATCGCCTTGGAGTCGAACACCCAGGGTCCCGGCTGGCGGGCGTCCCAGTTCCCGTCGAGGAGCTGTTCCTGCTCCTGCGGGTCGAGCTGCTTGAGCGCCGCTTCGTAGCCAACCTGATCGATGCCAGGGTTGTCCGTCAGCTTCGCCGGGATGAAGATGCGTTCGGCGCACTTCTCCGGCGTGTCGCCCAGGTCGTCGGGATCGGGCTTCCGTTCGATGAAGCGGCGCTTCACCCACCGATGGCCCTTGCCCCCGGGGTTGGAGGCGCTCCGCATGCGGCCGGGGATCGGGGAGTCAACGCGGCGGCGGAGCCGGGAGAAAAGGTAGCGATACTCGATCTCGGTGAAGTGCGTGAGCTCGTCGAAGCCGATGAAGTCGAACTCGGCGCCCTGGTAGTTGAACCGGTCGTTCTCGTGCTGGAGATGGCCGAATTCGAGGATCGCGCCGCTCGGGAAGGTCCACCGGTGCTTGGTCTCGTTCCAGGTCGCCTTGCCCGTCAGCCATTCCTTGGAGCGATCGATCAGCCCGCCTGCCTGCGAGAGCTGAGAGAAAGTCTTGCGGAAGAGGATCGCCTTGTACGCCGGGAACTCGACGTACTGCAGGGCAGCGCGCAGGAGAGCGTCGGACTTGCCACCGCCCGCGGCGCCGCCGTACAACGCCTCCATGTGCGGTAGCGAGAGGAAGGCGGCCTGCGGGACCGACACACCGTAGGTCGGCCAGAACACCGATTCCTTGATCGGGACCTGAAGGCTAGGGGGTGCTGCCGGCGGCATTGGCCTTGACCGCCTCGGCCTCGGCGAGGAGCTTGGCTACGTCCTCGTGGAACTGCTGGTCGGTCGGCACGCTGACGTGCTCGTGCTCGATCGGGCCGCCACCAGGGCCGGTGATCTCGGTGGACTGCTTCGGCTTGCCGTAGACGCGGTTCCAGAGACGCTCGGCGGCCTCCTGCATGGCGTTGAGGTCGAGGTGCTCGGAGACGATGATCTCGCCATCCTTGGATTCGCCGTGGACCTTCACGCCGCCACCGGCGACGGAGACGAGTTCTGGGCCATCCTTGCCGAGCACCACGTCGTAGCCGAGAGCGAGCCAGTAGGGACGCTGCAGGGCCAGCTCGTTCGCCTCAATCAGCTTCCGGGCGATGTCGGTCGGCTTGGGCATCGGCGGACGTCCGCCCTGTTCGCCGGCGGCCTTCGCCTGCGCGTGAGAGCCAAAGCGGGCGTGATCGGGCAGATCCGGGTCGTGTCGTCGGCAGTGCTCGCCCTTGACGGTCACGCCCTCGATCACCGTCCCCGGCTTCAGCGGATGCGCGCCACAGGGACCGCCCTTGGCGTTCTCCCCTGCGCACTTACGCTTAGCCACATCGGCTCCCGAACCTGCGCAGGAACCGCACGACCGGATTCCGCAGCGCATCCCCCACGGTCGAAGTCTTGCGCCTGTCCAGCTCTGCGGCGGCAAGCGCTACCACCTTGGCGTTGGCGCGCTGCTCCTCTGCCTTTCGGGCCTTGGCGAGCTGGCGTGCCTTGCGGCGGTTGCCGGTGAGGCTGGAGACAGCGAGGCGATCGCGGCGC